ATAATTACGTTCACGCCATGGCTATGCATTATGATTATATAAAGCAACATATGGATCAATTCATGAATTTCATAAATATAAATTATGACAGCCATGATATCCCACCTAATAATTTGTTGTGGCTTCTTGGAAAATATTTTGGTTTTACAATGTATGATGGTAACTCAATGAAATCACTAACTAATTATTTATTAGGTAAAGAAGTTTCAGGATCATCTTCTGTTACATCATTACAAAATACAACATATAATATATGGAAAAGAATATTAAATAATTTACCTTATATATATAAAACAAAAGGAACACAGGAATCAATAAGGGCATTATTAAATTCATATGGTATACCAGCCGATATATTGCAAATAGATGAATATACTGTTGGGCAGTCATATTATGAAACTTCTTCATATGAAACATATTATTCACCAATAAAATCTTCTAAATATTTAAAAATAAATGAAAATTCATATTTAAAATTTGTTGATTTATGTCAATTGATGCCTGGGTCATCATCTGATGTTTGGTCAGATAGAACATTTGAGCTTACATATAAAACAAATTATTCATTTAATGGTGAACAGATTTTCTTATCGCAACACACAACAAAAGATGAAACCTTATCATTAAATTTCTATCCTAATTATATTTTATATTCATATGCAAGTGGCACTGGTGGAACTGATAGTATGATAATACCATTTTCAGCTTCTAATAACACATTTACATATATATGTTTTGGTACAATGTTATCATCTTCATTGCCAAATAAATCTGGTGCGTTTTTTAGAGTAATACAATATAACGATGATTTATTGGTATTTAATACTGGATCAAACTATACTGAAATTAATTTAAGTGGTTTTGGTTTATCTACTAGTACAGATGATGTAATGATTGGTGATTATGATACTAATGGTCTTTCAAATTTTGGAATAATGGAATTTAGATGTTGGAATAGGAAATTGACAGAAGATGAAATGCTAAAACATGCATATGATTTTAGAAGTGTTGCGCTAAATACACCATTGTCGAATATAAGTGAATCAAGCGAAAGATGGAATATACAAGATTTAAGAGCAAGATATAAATTAGATGATAAAATAGATTTAAATTCTAATGTTTATGGATTAAAAAATTCAGCACCAAATCCCATAGGGTATTGTGAAGCTTGTAATTTTGTTGAATTGCCATTTGCAACTTCTTCTAGTTACTATTGGGCTGATATAACAAAAAATACAAAAACGTTTGTCCCATCAATATCAGCAAGAAGAAGAGATAGAAAAATAAGAGTTTGCAGTGGGACAATAGCACCTAATGTTAATGATATACCTGTTATAAACATGGAATGGTCACCAACAAAAGTTATAGATGATGATATAATTGAATATGTTGCTGATGTTGATTTTAATAGTATATTAGGCGATCCTAAAGAATATTATAGCTCATCATATGCTTTATTGGATAGATATACAAAAAATTATTTTAACAAATATATTCATTCATATGATTTTTATAAATTTATGGATTTAGTTACCAATGTTGATAAAAGTTTACAAAAATCTATAGAGC